GCTGAACACGCGCCGCTGTTCACCAGCGTTCAACTCTTTTTTGATGATGATGTAATCGCCATCAGACAGATCGAGTCTGATGGTCTCTGGCTGGACAAACCGATTCCGCATAAGTTGTGCTCCCCGTCGAAACCCGTTGGACTCGTTTCCGTCGACTTACTCCAATAGGGGCCCAAGGGTGGCGGTCATCAGGCCACCCTCCGCGAATGACACGGTGTCAATGGGCCATCGCCACTCCGTCTTCTGCCCGTAGGTCCCGCCCCCGAGATCGCGAGGTTTCACCAGCAGCGCCACAAAGACGAGGGGCCGCTGCGACAGCTTGAAGGCGTCCGAGGCGACAAGTTGCGCGGTGAGACTCCACCGATCACCGGTGGGCACCACCGTATAGCCGTGGACTTCCGCGGCCACGTAGTAATGCCACCGGATGTGTCCGACGGTGCCGCGCACGATTCTCGGCGTGAGATCGTTCCGGCCCGGTGCGGGAACCTCGGGCCTCTCCGACGGACCCGCCAGGATGATGGAGCCCTCTGTGCCCGTCCAGAGACGGCGTTCCGCAGCCATCGAGTGACTACGGGAGCATCGTCCAGTTGCCGGCAGCCTTCCAGTTGCCGGACACCGTGACCATGCCGCCTTGTCCCACGTCAATGCCGGCGTCGAGCCAGGCGAGCCCCTTCCAAAGGAAGGTCGGCGTGAGCGTGTTGGGAATGAGATGCATGAAGGGGGCGACCGTGCCCTGGGCAATGCTGAACAGCGTGCGATCGGTCGGATCCCAGAACGCCCCGAGCGTGCCACCCACGTCGGGCAACCCCGGTGAATAGATTTGATTGGCGTCGCCGAAGGCCGTGGCCTTATACATTTCCTTGGCGAAGCTCGCCGACCATTTGTTCATGGAGGCCACCGCCACGACGGCGGATCCTCCAAGCGGATCGAGTTTGACTTGTCCGCGATCGCCAGACGCCCGATCAACTGCTGCCATAGCGCACTCCTCTAAAGATGTTCATGTCCACGACGCCCAGAGAACCCGACGAACGCAACTTACGCGGACGCGCCGATGAGATAGATGTCGTACGTCACCGTGCCGGCGCTCGCGGCGAGATCGATGAGATCGCCGGTGCCGGTCGTTACGACATAGCCGGCCGCACTCGGCGCGACCAAGACAAAGATCCCACCGGGATGGATCGGCGCTTCATCCGCCGCCGCCGTCAAGAACGGGACGCCGTTCGACGCAGGCCGACGCAGAAGGACGTTGCCTGGATTGGCCGCAGCCGCCACGACGATGATGGCCTTGATGCGCGCGGGCGCCCAGACGTTCCCGAGGTTGTCCAGCAAGCCGCCGCCGATCATGTCGAGCGAATCGGTGCCGGCCGTCGATCGCGTGTCCGAAAAGATCACATCGGCTTGACCCAGGCCTGTGCCGGTATCGAGCTGCACAAACGGACTCTTGATTAAGTTCGCGGTCTTGCTCACGAGATCCAGCGCCAGTGTGTAGGTGGAGCTGATCTGTAGCGTGATCGTGGTCGTCAAAGCCATGTGGTTACACTCCTATCGCGATAGTTGAAGAACATCACAACGAACACGCCACCGTGTACCGGCCGCCGCGCCGGCGCCAGGAAATCGCCGGATCGGCCTCGTCAAATTCCCTGGTACGCACAAATTCATCGCGCCTGATCGTCATCAACACATAGCCAGGCACCGTCAGCGTCGCCGGCGGCAGGGGCGGTTGCGGATCCAGCAGGTCATCAATGATCTTCGCCGCGGCCGACGCCGCTGATGCACTGCCGCTGGTCGATAACGCCCGCGCTTCGACCAGATATTGATGCTCCTCACACGCGCGCCCATTGAACATGCCGATGTCCGACGCGATGATGAGCGACACGATCACGAATCGTGTCGAGCCTGGTGGGGCGACGTCTTCGTACACCCCGTTTGGCATGAGCGCGAGCAACGTGGTATCCGCACCCAATTTGGCGATCAGCGCATTCCCGATGGCGGATGAATCAGGCATCGCCCGACACCACGAGCCCGTACCGCACGAGCAACGCTTTCAACTGTTCGTACATCTGCCGGCGCCGCCGGATCACTGCGGGCACAAACACATGGCCCGGCGGCATCGCGCCGCGGTTCGCGCCGATCGCGGTGTGACGCGCCTGCGTGCCGTTCTCGAAAATGAATGCATGCGGTGCCGTGTTTTTGACGATGTAGCCACGAAAATCCTTGCCCTTGTCCAGACGCGATACGAAGACGTTTTTCTTAAGATTGCCTGTGCGCGTCGGATACCCCGCTCTGATGTCAGCCGCGGCGCCATTCGCCGCACTGGACACGATCGGATCGGAATCCGTGGTTAACCCTTCAGGCAGCTTCTCCAGATCGGCCTTGAACTCGTCCAAGCCGTCCCATTTCAGCGTGACGCTCATGGCACGACTTCCATGGCCAGGGCGATCGTTTCGATGTTCCGTTCGTCGGGATTCGCCACCCCGGTCACATTGAACGTCCGCCCGTGAAACGTGATCCGCGTCTTCGTCGTGACGCCGCTGTGATACCGCATCGTCACAATATGGGTGGCGCTCGAGAGCACGGTCCCCGCGCCGACCCGCTCTGTCCCTGCGCCGACCCGCTCTAAATCGCGCGCCGAAGCGGGGGCGATCGAGGCCCACACAGGCGACGGGAACAACGGCTGCCACGGCGTCTGCGTAAACCCTCCATCCCCATCGGGCACAGCGGCGCCAGGGTTTTCCAACGTGATCCGATGACGTAGCGCGCCGCCTCTCATGCCGCCACCCGATAGGGATCGAGCAGGGCCCGAATGCCGAATGGAATCTCAGCAAGCCCGAGATCGGTCGTCGCCTCGACGCGTTCGTACCATTCCGAGGCCAAGAGCAGGATCGCCTGCCGGATCTCTTCGGGGACTAGGTTTGGATCCGTGCCATACCCCGCGACGTACTGCACGACGAGTGAATTGAATTGGCGTAAGCCGCTCGGCCACACCGACCCCTCAGTCAAGAGCAGACGGGCCGGCGTACTGACCGCATCGAGGAAATACCCGGCACTGCTCATCACCGTTGGCGTGCCGGCCCCGTTGTAGCTCGTGACCGATGAGACACTGATCACCGGGACCACGGGCAGGAGAATCGGCACGACCTGCGTGATGTCTCCGTCGAGCAGCGTCCAACTCCAGGTCTGTTGCATGAACGCGCGCCCGGTGTAGCGTTCCGCCCAGCGCCGCGCCGCTTTGAGTCGAAAGGTCGTTACCGCATCGTCGGCGGCGGTATCGATCCGCCCGTGCGTCTTGAAAAAGGCGAGATCGACCGGCTCCGCCGTCGGCGCCGTCACGAGGGAGGACATCCCGCGCACACGCCAGGCGTTGATCCGCTGGCGATCGGGGGAGAGTTCCTGTGCTAGCCAGGGGACGCTCTGCATTTACCGTTTGGGAGGTGGCGGCGGCATTTGTTTGATCGGCACCGCCACCGCCGTCGGCCCCATCGGCTTGCTCAAGGGATTGTCCGTCGACATGTCACGTCCTCTTGGGTTTGGCTGGCGGTGTGGCGACCGTCGGTTTTCCCGGCACGACCCCGATCCGGCCCGCCAATTCCGGCGAGTGCGGATCGATTTCGCTGTTGACCACCCGCAGCATGGGAACGATCTCGTCGTCCCCATACCACGCCGCATGGTCGGCTGGAATCGCCTCGGGTGGATAGGCCGTCAGGACTTGCCCAGCCCGATAGCCGCCCCAGTCTTTGATCAGTAATGCACGCATCGCGGCCTCTTAGGTCTGGTGGACGCCAGCCTTCACCGGCCCCGTGCCCGCGTTGAGCAAGTTCCCGTCGTACCGACCGAAGGCGAAGAACCCCGTCTGGTGGAAGTCGATGTAGCGCTCACGCGTGGCGAGAATCTGCACCGACCGCACTTCCCGGACGTAGTACTTCGAGAAGTCCCCGAAGAGGAGGTTCCGAGACAGGTTGGCAAACGTGCTCGCCATGTCGTTGTTGACAAAGATCCGATAGCCGAACAAGCGATCGGGTTCACCCGCGACGAGCGAGGGCACCCAGAGCGGCCGGCCCGTCGTGTCCACGAATCCCGCGAGCGTCTGCAGGATCACGTCGTGGCACATCCAACCGGTCTTCTCGCCGCCGTTGCGATAGGCGATGTCCACACCGTGGAGGATTTTGAGGATGTTGCGGACCGCCGTGCCGTCCGTCGAGGAGCCGAACCCCGCCGACGTGCCGGCGCCAAGGTTGACCGCCGTCGCCTGCACCACAACACCAAATGGCAACGTGGTACCGGCACCGGTTGTGAAATGCGTGTTCAGGATGCGCCCGATCCGTTCGCCAAGCGCGCGCCCGAGGAAGTCCGAGATCGGCACGCCGCTGTCCTGCAGGAGTTCCTCGGGGACCAACACGCCATCCGAGGAGTACTTGAACGCCCCGAGGACCATCTGACCGAACACCGGGTCGGTCAGCGTCGCTTGGGTGTTGATGGCCAGGAGACGGCCGACCGTGGCCGTGCCGTTGAACGTCGGGAACGGCAGGTTCGCGCCTGTCTCGGTGCGGATGGTAGTCGCCACCTGAAGCATCGGACCGTAATAGAGCCGCGCTTCCTCGAGCGCCCGATTCATCTCCGGCGAGATCAGATAACCGCCAGCCGTGGTCGTCACCGTCAGCGCACGTGTTTCCCACTTCTGCATGTCGTCATGGCGCACCGACCGCGGCTGGAGCGGTGTCATGTGGAACGGGAACTCATCAGAGTTCAGATTGACGCCGAGTTTGACGGCCGCGTTCTTCCACTCCGCACGAATGTCCAGCCCGGTGCCGAGCCGCGCGAGCATCCACGCGCGCAGCGCGCCGTCGCACTCTTCGTGCGTGGCCCTCTTCTGCGTCGGATTGCGGTTCTCGCGATCGATGGCTTCCAGCCGTCTGATCTCGTTCGGCTCGGTGGTCCGCTCAACCTTCGACAACTCTTCTTTGACTTCGAGATTGAGATCCAGCCGCCGCTTCTGTTCGCGGTACTTCCGCATGTCTGCGTGAATTTTGTCGAAAGCGACTTGGTCCGCCGAGGGCCACTCATCGACGGCGGCATTCCTGACGGTAATTTCTTCGGCCTGCGTCTGCAGGCCGCCGATCTTGTCGCACACCTCTTGATGCGTCAGGCCGAGCACGAACAGCGAGAGGCCGCTCAGTGCGGCGAAGATTCCTGCCCCGGCGCCTCCACCGAAGAAATCGACCACGGAATGGAGCACCCCCGCATTCGCGATCATCGGGAGAAATCCGCTGAAGAGATTGAAGGCTCCGAAGTGGAGCGCGAGCAGGATGGAAATCATGTGCCTTGTCCTCTGGTGTTCGCCTGGAGGACAGGCCCGCAAACAACGAAAAGGGCGCAGCCAGCAGGCGAAACCCAAACGTGTTTGGAGTTCGCCAACGGACTGCGCCCAGGCACCTGGTACGCGAGTTCGTGAATCAGTTGTCGCGGACCCAGCGGCCGGGGCATCCCGACACCGGCTGGACCGCTCTACGGGTTACCCTACTCCAGGAGTGCTTCTGTCGTGAATTTTGAGATACGAAATTCAACCGTTCGCGAATCACGTCGGAGAGTTCGACGTCTCGACGGATCGCTTCGCGGCTGAGGGTGTCATGCAGCCGCTTCGGGAGCCGGACCGACACCACCTCGTCAAACTGTTTCGGGCGACCCACTGGACGAGCGGGTTCACCCATGCTTCATGATCTCCGCAAATTTCGCCCGCCAGTTGTACGTGGCCGACGCGCGAAACGCCTGCAGCGACCGCTGTGCGACGTTCACGTCGGTCTGCAAGTACGCGGGGAACGTCGCGATGGTGATCTCCATCAATTCGAGATCGCTAATCTCGCGCACCGGTTCCCCGTCTTCCATGTGCCAGTTGTCGTCGATGACGCGGAATCCAAAACTCATCCCTGAGACGTCTCCGCGCGCCACCGCGCGCATGATGTCGTTGGCGTAGCTGATCTCTAGGTCGGGCTCAATCGTCGCCTGCAGCCCTTTGCTGTCCTTCCGAAGCGTGAGTGTCCCCGCCGTGGTGCGTCCTAGTACTTTGGCGGTATCGTGATCGACCAACGCCCGCACGTCGCCCTTCAGCGATCGGTTGACAGCTTCTGGCAGAATCCGTTCACGAAACCCGCCGAGATCCTGCGACAGCACGTTGAACACCACGGCATAGCCACGAATCAACCGATCGTCGGCGTCTGCTGTGGCCTGCCCTGGCGAGATACGGCGTTCTTCGCACACGGTGACGCTCATGACAGGCTCCTGATGTAACGGATCTCGTCCGCCAAGATGGTATCGGCGAGGGCGGTCGGTCGCTCCTGCTCCCATCGAAGGAGCAACTGCTCGAGCGCCGCATGGAATTCCTCAGGCTCGGCGCCGGTGAGCACAGTCTCGAGCTGCCGTTCCGACAATGCGCAATGCGCTTCAGCAAAGGAACGAGCCACGACGCGCGCATCCTCGTCTGACCGTTTCCACGCGAGGTGTGTCAGGACCGCCGGATACAACGCGTCCGTACACACCTCGCGGTGCGTCTGGTAGAACGCGTCCGCCCATTTTCTGAGACTCTCCGGCGTCCCCTGCCGGCGGCGCGCCCGATCGACTTCAGGGCGGATCATGCGGACCACGACGTCGACAATCAGCGCCCGGTGCGCCGAGACGACGCGCGTCAGCCGGTCCAGTTCGGCGGCTCTCCGTTCCATGAGGCTCGTGTCAAGGACCAAAACCTGCGCTCGTACCGTAGTGGTCAACGTCGCAGCCTCAACGGCGGCCCGCTGGGCTTCTGCCAGCGCCGCGTCACGCTCGACGATCGTCTGCTGTGCCTGTTGGACGTCGGCCACGGCCGTTGCGCGCTCCTCAGCCGAGGCGTCCGCCCGTGCGCTCTCCTGCGCCGCCTGCGCGAGAGCCGCCGCGAGCTGCGTCTGAGCGTCGGCCACGAGCGCCGCGCGCTCCTCAGCCGACGCCACCGCGGCCACGCGCGTCGCTTCAGCGGCATCCGCCCTGGCCTGAGCCTCCTCGCGGTGTCGTGCCTCCTCGCCCTGCGCCCGCAGCGCTTGATCCCGGGCCGCCTGGGCATCACCAAGGGCGCTCTGCGCCGTGCTCAGCGCGTCGGCTGCTGCGCGGGCCGCTGCCTGCTCCCGCTCGGCCGTCACCTGCCACTCCGCGGCATGTTCACTATCCTGCGCCGCTCTCGCTTCGGCCGCGACGGCGCGCGTCACGTGCTCCTCGGAGCGCACGGTGGCCGCTCGGATCTCGTCGATCAATGCCAGCATCCGTTCGGCATCCTTCGGATCGTCCGCGGCTGGGTCTGGAGGCAACGCCTGTGGCGGAGCCTTCTTGGCCGCGATCGTGGCGTCGATCCAATCGCCGTACCGCTCGGCCGGAATCATGTTCAACGGCACAAGGTGCATGTCGCCCTCTGGGCCGATCGGGTTCATGTTCTCTTTGCGCAAAATGTCGTTAATCGAGAACGCGCCGATCGCGTACATCTTCGAATAGAACTCCGCCCGCTTCCCCGAGTCGCCGCGCAACGCCCCTTCGGTGTTGTGCTCAATCGTCTGCTGGGCATATTCAAGCGGTGAGACGAGCTTCCGGGTCAGTTCCTGTTCCCACATCTCCAGCCAACCGGCGACCGTGCCGACGTGGTAGTCGATGTTCTCCTCCTCGATGTTGGTGAAGTGCGCGTTTTCCAGATCGCCCAGCTTGTGCGGCGGCATCATCAACCACCGCGCGGTTTCCGTGATTTGAAACTTCCGGGTTTCGATGAACTGCGCTTCGTTGGGCTTCGTCCCGCGTTCCGTGAACTTTGACCCGGCCCCGAGGACGAGAATCTTATGCGCCCGATCGACGCCCGCATGGACCGCCTCGATCAACTTGCGGATGTTTTCCTTCGTCTGCTCGCCTTCCGGCCCTTTGAGCGTGCCAGGGACTTCGACGACGCCCCCGAAGGTCGTCCCGTTCCCGAAAAACGACGCGCCAAACTTTTCCGTCGCGACACCCAGACCAATCGATTCGCGCGCGTGCATGACGATGCCGTGCCCGATGATGCCATCGGTACTGAGACTACTGAGATGGATCATGTTTGCGGCCGGGAGGTCGGTCTGCTTGCCGCTGTAATTCGTCACCCGATAGAAGAGCCGCCCGGCGTCACTGCGCATCGGCTGCACGCGCGTCGGCACGATCGGATACATCCCGGCTGGACGCCCCACTCCATCCCGCACGATCTCCGCGTAGGCATTCCCGTACAGCAAGCAGAGCGCTTGCATCGTCTCGCGAAACTTGAACGACGACATTTCTGGGTTCGGCTCGTCATGGAGGATCCGATAGAGACGATGCTCTTTGAACTTCTCTTTCCCGCCATTCTTGGTGTTCCGATAAAATTCCAGCGGGAGCTTCGCGACATCCCGCGAGAGTCGAAAGACGCCACACCAGATCGGCGAATAGTTCAGCGCGGTCGATTCATCGACGGCCACGCCCGAGAGCATGGTGCCGCTCTCACCGAAGAAACTCTCCCAGGTCGCCGGTGGCGGCGGGGGAGGGAGCACCCGCAGTGCGACCAACGCGTCATACAGTTGTTGTCTCATAAGACGACCGCCAGATCCTCAGCGGAGTATGTCGGTGTCTGCGGCTGGCGAATCGCGACCGATCGCGCCATCACGAGCGCCGACGGCCCGTCGATCTTTTCTTTCGCCGCCTCTTTGTCGAGCCGGACTTCCTTGTTGCGCCCGGGTCGCAGCACGGTGTTGTCCATCATCCACGCCATGATGAGATTGTTCCCGTGCGCGAGCTCGACATCCGCGATCAGTTTCGAGACGGACTTGATCGCCTCGTTCAGCGCGAATCCCTGCGGCGTGTCCACCATCGTGACGCCGCCGCCCTGGAGATGAAGCGCGAGCTGCTGCGCGAATCGCTTGTCGTAGGCGATCTCGATGACCCCGGAGTTCCTGGCATCCTCGAGGACCGCTTCCTCGATCAGGTCCAGATCGGTGGTGTCGCCCTCAGTGACCTCGAGTAGAGGATGACCGTCGATCGCAGCGCGTTGCCATTCCGTGTAGGGGCGATCCGGGTACTTCTCGAGCGCCGCACGCGGCAGCCAGAACCGCATCTTGATGACACAGAAGTCGACTAACTCCCACAATCTGACCCAGGCGGCGAAATCGTCGTTCTGGCCGAGATCCAACCCCCCGTAACACGGGCGACCTATCAAGTCTTGGTCCGTGAAGGTGAGTCGTTCACCGCATTCACGCCACTTTCCCATGTCCCAGGCGGGACTATGGGTCTGTGTCCACACGCACCCATTCAACCGCAGCACCATGTTGGTTTCGCCGGGAATGTTCTTCGCATTGGCGATCTGTCGATCGAGGTACTCCTGTTGAATGACGATCCCGAGATTAGGATTCGCCTTCGGGTGACACGACGGATCGTTGAGAAAGTCGTCGTCGGTGTCGAGCGCGCACACGTACGCAAACAGTCGCTGATCATCCACGATGCCTTCAAGCATCTTTCGGCTCTGCTCGTGGTGCTGAAAACAGATTGAAGTACGATCGTACCCGCTGTTCGTGATGCCCATCGAGAGTGGTTGCTTGCGTCGCTTCATGCCGGCGCGCATCTTGTTCACATTCACAGCATCTGCGTACTCGTGCATCTCATCGAAGATCACGAAGTGCGGCCGCGGTCCGGACTTCCCGCGTTTTTCTTTCGAGAGGGGCCGGAACCACGAATACGTCGGCGCGTACGCCAGGTTGTCCTTGCCACGGTGAATCAATTGCGATAGCTCAGGCGACGCTTCGACCATCCGATCGGCGTCGAGCCAACAGATGCGCGCCTGTTCGATCCCGGAGGCGACCGAGTAGATTTCTGCCGCCTGCTCACCGTCCATCGTCAGCCCATAGAGACCGATGCCGGCCGCGAGCGGGGTGTTGTGCGTCGGAATCATCGACCGCCCGGCGAGGTACAGGTGCGACGGCCCGTCGACCCCAATGCACTTCACTGGCACAGACGGCACCGGCCGGATGTCCACGATCCGACGTTCACCTGAGAGCCTGCGCCGATGGTGGCGCACGCGCTGATGCTGTAGTTTTCGGCGAAGGCGGAAGACCGGCAGGTCCGCCGGCGGAAAGAACTGCACTGTCCAGCAGCGTGACACCTCGCGGCCATAGATCTTCGCCGCGTGCTCCCGCACGGTGCACTTCATGCCGAGCGACACGACTAACTCGACGACGCCGCTGGCGAGATCTTCAATGATGGACGTCAGAGCGCATTGCCCGCTCTGCGGTGCGATATAGCCGTCGGTGTCCATGAGTCCCTGCAGCAGCGCCAGCCTCTGATCGACCGCCGCACGCAGATAGACACTCGGGATGTGCTTCGGTTGCGAGAACATCCCGAGCAGCCGCAGGTCGGCGTTCAGGCTTCCAGACTGGCCGCGGCCCGTGCTGCCAATCCGATACCGCGGCGTCCTGACGCTCGTCGTGGTGGATTGCCGGCGTTCACCAACGACCACGCCGCACGCTGCGACGTGGTCGAGCAGTTCGGCGTCGGCGTCCGCCACGGTCACACGCGCACAATCTGAGTCACCGTCTCCCAACCACACGCCGAGCACGTAGGGGATAATCGGTAAAGGCACCGTGTCTGTGCCCAACGGGCCGGCGAGCGGGATACTGTGGTTTACCGACTGATACTTGCCGTTCGGATACCGGAGCGTTGCCGCGATCTGGGCTGTTGTCCGCACGCCTGTCCGCCAGGCGCCACACTGCGCACGCGGGACGCCGCGCTTCGACGCGCCGCGATCACCGATGAACGTCCGTTGCTCTGTCTCCCAGAGGTGTTCAGCGTCAGCGACGATGACCGATCCGTCGTCGAAGACGACCTCGAAGCACTCGTGCCCGCGCGCCGGCTGCGATTCGGCAACGATCGGCACGATATGGCCGCGCTCGTCGAAGACGCGGTCGCCGACGTGTAGATCAGCCATGGTGCGCCACCCGTCCGGGGTCGGGATCGGCGTGTCAATCGCCAGGGCCTTCGCGTTGCCCTTGCCCATCTCCACATACGCTTCGCGATACCGACGCCAGCCATCCGGCATTTTCCAGCCGAACAGCGAGCCGACGATGAACGTGTTCGCTGGCGTGAGCAGAAACGGGATCGGGTCGCCGTTGACATCGAGGGTATCCGGCAGCCTGAGCACGCCCTCGAAGAACTCGATGATGTGATTCGCGGCCGGCTCGAGGAAGACCAGGCCGAGGGGGTGTCCTGACTTCTTCGCGGCCTTCCGACGATCGTCGAGGTGGCGATCGCAGGCGAGCCGAACCAGCGGCCCCGCGATGATGGCGTGCTCGTGGACGCGCTCGGCGTACTGGTCGACGCGATGGAGCGGCGTCTTAGTGGACATCTGTTTTCTGGAACGACCTCCACGGAGTCGGAATAGCTACAGCTACATCCATTGCATTAATACGCTCCCTAATCTGGGCCGCGATATTAGACAGACTAAAGACGGCGTCTGCACACTCCGACCCGTCTAATTTCTCAATGCTGTCGTATGTCATTCCTTCGAACGGCGACAGCAACGGCTGAAGCTCTCGATATTGTTTACAAAGACTCCTATAGCTGTCAGCGTTAGATAGGTAACTGCACGGCGGCGCTAAACACCATCGACGCTCTACCGGATGCCACGATGTATCGCGTTCAGAATGCCGTTTCAATTCTGCCACGCACCACACCATCGGCTGATTAGACTCGCTCTGATAAACGTCCCAAGCGATAGACGTGACATGAACTAAACACTCATCCCTGAAGTCCGTGGCGTCTTTGAGAATCGCCCTGACGCGCTCGCCATGGTTCGGATTAACGGATCTGCCGAACGTAGTGACTCGTGGTATTGAGTCTTCCACTGAGGCGACTCTGTGCTGCCGAGAGTGATTGAGGAATTGGCGCTCTTTCAACGCCTCCCGTCCGCCCAACATGTTCACGGCTATAACAGATGGCCTAGCCTCCACGATCGTGTCCCTAAGCAACTGCCCTAAATCGGTATGGAAGCAACCCATACCGTCGAAATTAATGATGTCTGCGCCATCTGGTCCCAAGCGCTCACGAATAGCGCGCGTCCAATCAACGCCAGCCGTTTTAACCTTCGGCAGTTCCAGCGTTTTAAGTTTCGCTGACAACATTGCAACTTCTACAGGTTCACGGTTCACAGCAAGCATGTGCTCGGCTATGTAGCCACGGGCGAGAAGGAACTCTGTTTCCAGCGCTTCTCGCGTGTCCAGGTAGACGACACGCCTCAGCGCCTTGGGTGTGGAGCAACGCTTCTCGATTTCATTCCACACCCTGGTGCGATATGTCGCTTTCGCGCTGAAATCATAGGAGTCCATCTACGCCGCCATCTTCTGCTGATACGTCATTTCACGGCCATCGGACGTCGCATCGCGGCCGCCTGCTCCTGGAGCTCCGCAAGCTTGCTCTGCGGTTTCTTTGCCTTGTCGAGAATCTGTGCATGGCCATACCACGCGACCCGGGTCCGCGCGATCGCCGTCAACCCGAGCTCGCCCGCGATCTTCGTTTTCCGCTCGATCCACCCGCGGAGCGACGCATCGAGCATCCGGACGAGCGATTGGTCGAGTGTGCGTTTGCGCCAGGCCGCCTGCCGGCGTCGACCCGTCTCCACGACCGCGGCACACGCGCGGCAGTAGTCCGCCAGCGTCTCGACGTCGGCCGGTGTCAACACCTTGGCGCCAGCCAAAAGCGGCGCGAACCAGTCCCAGTACGCCCGCTCAGCCTTCGTCAAGTCGGCCGGCGCGGCGATCGTGGCCGGATCCGCGGCTGGCTCAGCCCCGTCCGATTCGGGCAACGTGTCTTTGTGGTAAGGACGATGCTTTGCACCAAGCAGCGCGCGAATACCTGCGGGATTCATTTTTCGGCCTCTCATGCGGCCGTCTCACTGGATGGCGTGAAGCGATTAACCCCCCGGCGACTATTGCACGAGAAATGCGCCGGTCTAAGGTTGTCGTCGGCGTCGGATCCTCCGAGCGCAAGCGGAATAACATGATCGGACGTCGGCGCGTATCTGTGCGGTGCAGCCAGTAGCGGATCAATCGCTTCGCCGCAAATCCAACAGAGATAGCCGTCTCGCTCGCAGATGACCCGCCAGCGGCCTACGGCCGCACGCCCTGTCTTGGCTAGGCTGGCGCGGTGCGCTGAACCACGCCGACGCCTCATCCGCTGCCTGACCGTCTGTGGTTCGGAATTCAACCGAAGGTGCGTCAGGTAGCACATGCGGCTGCAATAAATAGACGAAGAGGACTTCCCAGTGCGCGGCCTTGGCTTGAACAGATAACCACAGCCTTTACATTTCTTTGGAAAATGTATGCGCGGGCCGTATGGGACGCCCCGGCGAGACGATACCTCGCAGGCCCTGCACTGCCCGGCATGCGTGATCGGGGCGCTACACGCACACCTGAAGGTATTTCTGCGGCACTCAGCGCTA